AGGGTCAAGTAGAGGTTTAAATGAATCGGAACTTACGTCTTTTAAGAACTTTATGGACCAGAGTGGTTATTTCACCTTTACTGCGGGCCATGATAATGCATGTGGCATAGGTATTTTAGATAAGAATTTGGCGGCCTTCCATGAATATGCGAATAAGGAACTTGCTAATGTAAACTTTGGTGAGTCGTGGTATGAGGTTAATTTTGAACGCATCGCTGCGGACACCGACATTGAAGATTTAATTATAGATATCGCAAGTCATGAGGATTTGTGGGGACAGCAAAATAGCGAGCCGTTGATTCATATAAAAGATATTAACATAACTAAAAATGATATTCGTATAATGGGAAAGGATAGCAGTACTGTTAAAATAGAAAAGTTTGGTATTGCTTATATGAAGTTCCATGCAAAAGATTTTATTGAAGAATTAGGTAAATATGATGGCGAAATAAAACTTGAAGTAGTCGGACGAGCAAATATAAATTATTGGGGAGGCTATGCGACTCCGCAGATTTTTATTAGCAACTATCAAATTGAAGATGGAACATTGGGGTTTTAATTATGTCAGCATTTATAGATTTAACGGGACAAAAATATAGTAAATTAACTGTTATAGAACGAGCAGAAAATATTAATGGTAGAGTTGCTTGGAAATGTAGGTGTGATTGTGGAAAAGAAATAACTACTACTTCCAATGCTTTAAGAACTGGTAATACTAAATCTTGCGGCTGCTCTAGATATGAGCCTAAAAAAGAGGAACTATTAACTCTATCTTATGATGATGAAATTCCAGTAGGACGAGCAAAAGATTTAAGAGGGCAAAAATTTAATAAATTAACTGCATTATATAGAGTTGAAAAACCAAACAATGTAAAACAAAAACAAGCATATTGGAAATGTAAATGTGACTGCGGCAATACTACCATTGTGTCTGCCTCTAATTTAACTTCTGGTAGTACAAAAAGTTGTGGTTGTTGGAAAAAAGAGTGTTTTGCTATAGAACATGACCCATCTTTAAAAGAAGATGAATTACCTATAGGTAATGCGATTAATCTTACTGGTCAACGCTTTGGGCAATTAACTGTTTTATATAGGGCAAAAATACCAGAACATGTAATAGATAGGGGAGTTTATTGGAAATGTCAGTGCGATTGTGGGAAAATTACTATTGTTAATGGTAATGCTTTACGACGTGGTAAAACCACTAGTTGTGGCAGCCATAAATTTAACGACTTAACAAATCAACGTTTTGGCAGGTTGGTTGCTCTTAAACATGTAGGAGCTAATAAAAAAGGATATGCTTTATGGGAATGTAAATGTGACTGTGGTAATATCAAAACAATTACTTCAGAAGATTTACTATCTGGAAAAACTAATAGTTGTGGCTGTTTAAGACGAGAACTATTTAGAGAAAGAAGTAAAACAATATCTCCTGGTGAAAAATTTGGTAAATTAACAGTAATTGAAGAAGCATATTTTAAAAATCATAAAAGATATTGGAAATGTCAGTGTGAATGTGGAAGTATAATTTACGTCCCTTCTGGGGCATTAACTACTGGAAATACGCAATCTTGTGGTTGTTTAAACTCTAAAGGTGAATTAAAAATAATGCAATTATTAACAAAATATAATATTAATTATTTAAAAGAATATACTTTTGATGATTTGGTTTCTCCATTGAGGGGTCGAAAACTACGGTTTGATTTCTTTATTAATAATCAATATTTAATAGAATATGATGGCAGACAACATTTTGAGGTTGCCCCCAATTGGGGTGGAGAAGAAAAATTTAAAGAAAATCAACTAAATGATAAGGTTAAAAATGAATATTGTAAAACTCATAACATACCTCTTATTCGTATTCCATATTGGCACTATAATAAAATTACAATAGACGATTTACGTCCAGAGACTTCACAATTTCTGATTTGACAAATTAATAAATTTTTGATATAATAATATTATAAAATAAAGAAGAAAAGGAGGTGATGCAATTGAAGAATCGGTATCCGGGAAGTCTCCACAACCACACCGATTTTTCTTGAAGTCTAATTTTAGACTTCGAGACAGCATCAACACCGTCGAATCATTAATAGATTATTCAATAGAGTTGGGTCATACCGTATGTGCGATTACAGAACATGATACGATTGCCAGCTCTATTCGTGCGGAAAAGTATTATAATAAGGTAAAGAAAGGCCACCCAGAGTTTAAGTTAATTCGTGGTAATGAGATTTATTTAGTTCGTAATGGTCTTAATGCACAGAATTATAAGAAAGAAACTGATAGGTATTTCCATTTCATACTTTTGGCGAAAACGAGCGAAGGTGCAAAGCAGATAAGAGAAATATCAACGCGTGCATGGATGAGAAGTTATGTGACTCGTGGAATGAGAAGAGTTCCAACTTATTATCAAGATTTAATTGATATAATTGGAGCGAATCCAGGTCATGTAATTGGATGTACAGCATGTCTGGGCGGTTGTCTTCCGACTCAACTCATTCGTAATCGAGATACTGGTGCGCCGAGTATGGATTTAATTAAAAGATGGATTGTACAGATGCAAGGAATTTTTGGTAAAGATGATTTCTATTTTGAAATGCAACCATCGTTTAATAAAGACCAGATTTATGTAAATCATAAACTTGTTGAGCTGGGCGCAGAGTTAGGAATTAAATATATAATAACAAATGATGCACATTATTTGAAAAAAGCAGATAGACCGATTCATAAGGCGTTTCTAAACTCACAGCAAGGAGATAGAGAAGTTGATGATTTCTATGCGACAACTTATCTTATGAGTGATGAGGAAGTGCGCGAATATATGGAAAAGGAAATGGGTGAGGAAGTTCTTCAGTCGGCTTATCAAACAATTGAAGAAATTAGAGATAAGTGTGAAGATTATTCATTAATGAAGCCATTGAAAATTCCAAGATTAAACTGGAAAGAAGTAAATTGTGATTATAGAGATGAAAAATATTATAAAGTATACATTCCATTTTTAAAAAAGTTTTTTGAATCTGAATATCCAGAAGATGTAAGATTAGCACATATTCTTGTTGATACTATTTCAAAAGATAAAACTTTGCAGACTCAAAAAACATATGATGAAATCAATGCGTGTCTTGAAGATACATGGATTTCTTCCGAAGTAAATGGTAGTAGATGGAGCGCATATTTCTTAAATCTTCAAAATATAATTGACGCGTGTTGGGACGCAGGAACTCTCGTAGGTTGCGGCCGAGGCTCTGGTGTAGGATTTATATTATTATATCTGTTGGGTATTACACAAATAAATCCACTTCGAGAAAAGAGTCAGACAAAGCGTTGGAGATTCTTAAATCCAGAACGTGTATCAGTTCTTGACGTAGATATCGACATCGAGGGCGGTCGGCGCGCTGAAGTGTTAAAGTCATTCCGTAATATTTATGGAGAAGATAGAGTAGCAAACGTATTAACTTTGAAAACAGAGAAATCAAAGTCGGCAATTCAGACAGCTTGTCGCGGCCTTGGTATAGATAATGATATAGCTGCATATTTGTCCTCATTTATCCAAGCAGATAGAGGACAGCTTAGAACTCTCAAACAAACATTCTATGGCGACCCAGATAATAATATGCCAGCTTCAACTCAATTCAGAATTGAAATGGAAGAGAATTATCCGGAGGTTTGGAGAGTCGCACAAGGTATCGAAGGACTTATCAATGGTTGCGGTATCCACGCAGGTGGAGTTATCTTTGTTGATGAACCTTTTACAGAGTCAACCGCGCTCATGCGTGCGTCAAAGGGTGAAATCATAACACAGTTTGACCTTCATGATGCAGAAGATACGGGACTTATTAAATATGATATTCTTTCAGTAGAAGCACTTGATAAAATTCATAACTGTATTGATTTAATTTGTGAATATGGATATGAAGAAAGAGAAGCTACATTAAAAGATACATATGAAAAAATTATCGGTATATATAATCTCGAAAGAGATAGTAAAGAAATGTGGGAAATGTGTTGGAATCATAAAGTAATGAGTTTATTTCAGATGGAAAAACAATCTGGAATAAGCGGAATTGCAGCGATGAAACCAACTTCCGTAGATGACTTGGCAATTTTAAACTCTGCAATTCGTCTTATGGCGACAGAAAAAGGTGGAGAAATGCCAGTTAATAAACTCGCACGTTTCAAAGCACACCCAAGCGATTGGGATTATGAGTTGAAGAAATATGGACTTGGCGCCGAAGCGAAAGAAATACTCGAACCAGTATTAAATGTATCATATGGTTTGTGTATCGCTCAGGAACAATTCATGCAGTTGGTCCAGCTTCCTGAATTGGGTGGATTTAATCTGACGTGGGCAGATAAGTTAAGAAAGTCGATTGCAAAAAAGAATCCAGCAGAATATGATAAATTGACCGATGAGTATTTTAAAACAATAAAAGAAAAAGGGTTAGATGAAAAGTTATGTACTTATGTGTGGAATGTATTAATTGCGATGTCAAAAGGATATGGATTTAATTTGTCTCACACATTAGCATATTCATTAATTGGACTTCAAGAATTAAATCTTGCATATAGATATCCAACAATTTTGTGGGATTGTGCGTGTCTTATCTCTGATAGCGGCGGCGCAGAAAAGGAAAACGAAGATGATGACGAAGGAACAGATAGAGGAGATGTGGGAGAAACCACTTATGACTTATCAATGGGAGTATTTGAAGACGATGATGACGATGACGAAGATGAATCCGATATATCTGAATCTAAGTCCAAAAAGAAACCGGCAAAAAGTGCAAACTATGGTAAGATTGCTACAGCTATTGGTAAAATGAGTCATGAGGGCGTAACAATTGTTGCAACTGATATAAACCAATCAAAGTATACGTTCTCGCCAGATATAGATAACAATCGTATCGTATATGGATTGAGCGGTATTACAAAAGTAGGAGACGAAATTGTAAAACAGATAATGGAGAA